TCGTTCTAGCCGAGAATCTTTCTTCTTCACCTGTACCTCGCAGTCTTCTTCGCTATCTTCGTAGGTTGCTTAACAAACTGTTCACCCTTCTTCATGCCTTCCCTTTTGGCTTTAGAAGTAGCCGCATACTCTGAAGACGACAACGCCTCACGAGCCTTCTTAGGAAGATACCTTTCCCCCGTCGCCCCCTTACCTTGGGTGCTGGGCTTACCAGACTTCGTGCCCCAATCCTCTTTGGTCCACTTAGACAACGACTTCTGCTTTGCTGTCTTACTACCAGAGTATCCACCGCCAGCCTTCTCGTATGCTTGAGCAAGTAACTGGGCTTTACGGGCAGACCACTGCCCAGACTTGCCACCCTTAGAACCTGACATAATCTGGTTCTTTAGACGTTCCCGAAGTTGGGGTTTGGTGTAAGCCACTTAGTTGTCCTCTTGTAAATATCCTGCACCTAGCAGAATATCACGCACGTTATGGGACACTAACTTGGTTTCCCCTTTTTCCATACGGATTGCATGACGCCCAATGTCAGCGATAACACGGCGGTTAGCGGTGACCAGGACTGTCGGCTCATCAGCAGGTTGCCAAACCTTCCCGCCCAATAGCCCTCCCGTGCCTGTGGCTTTTATAAGGGCTGCTGAGGATTTCCTCCAAGTCATCTTGGCTGCCGATGCTGCCTTCTCTTTATCCCGTCTGCCAGCCCCCTGCTGGTATTCGTGGAGCATCGCTTCACAAAGGTCATCTATTGTAACCTCGTACCAATCTCCCCTATTCCAGAAAGTGTTATGGTCAGCGGGCTTAGGGTAAGCAGGGACAGACGTACTGGCAAGGTTAATGAAATCAGAATGACCTGTCATATCGGACATGATGGTAGGGATACCCATAGCGATAGTTTGCAAAGGCATTAACCCAAACCCTTCTCCTCTGGAGGCGGCTACGAAACAGTCCGCCGACGCATACAAGTCATACTCCTCCTGAAGCGTCAGCCATTTATCTATAACTTTGATACACGGATGCGAAATAATAGGAGGTTCGCCCTTGGCGGTTTCTGCAACCTTCAACACCAGTTCGGCATCAGGTAACTCCAAGCGTTCAAACGCCCGTACAACAAGGTCCAAACCTTTACGTTGCCAAGAGGACCCGCCCGCCACAAACCTAAACACATCATTCTTGGGGGCTGGAGAAAACTTCCAAACCGTAGGGTCAATCCCCAAATGTACCATCGTTACAGTTTTGTGATAACGAGAAAACAATTCTAGGTTATGAACACAGGGAACAACTATCTGGTCAAACTGTGCTAACGGGTCAGCAAAACTGTCAGGCAAAACAGATGTTTCCCACATTGTAAACACGACCCGTTTCTGTCCTTTATACCAACCTTTAACCATGTCAGGTTGCATACAAGAAATACGCACCTCGGACAGAGGATTGTTCTCTACACCATTAGGTAGATGCCTGTCTAAAGACAGGAACATATTTCCGTATCCGAAGTGGGCGGCGTTAAAACCTTCTAGATGAACGGTCCTCAGACCATTCCCGTCTCCACTTGCCATGCCTCTTTTGCTTTCTTCTCTAGATTTGCTGCGCCTTCTATTGTCTTAGGTTGCAAACCGTCTTGACGCAATCGTTTATAGGCAGGCATATCTTTCTGCCACCTAGCCTCGGTAGCGTTAATCTGCGCTGCCCGTTCCCCGCCTGTAGTTGTATGGTTCGGGGCAACACGCACGTTTGCAATCCTGCAACCGAAACAACCTTCAACATCAAGGTTCGGATGTGTTTCCCTATGCTTCACGAAATGTATGCTCCGTATCCCGCAGCCGTCAGGCTGGCTACCTCTGCCGCTGTCACCTCTGTACTATGCCCACCATAATAGGTTTTTGCAACATCGTTAAGCGATGGGGGTTGGTCTTCCGTGTAGATACCTGTCTTAAGAAAGTAGACGTTGCGCCCACGAGGACCGCTAGGGATACGAGAGAACAAGTTGTCCCCAATGTCTGTGCCGTAGTAGACAACGAAATCATCTGTTGGTGGTGTGAAGAAAGCCATTTGCTTACAGGATAGCAAAAGCCCCCCACCTTTTTACGGGCAGGGGGCTTCGCAAAGAGGCTTCAATTACTAAGCGTTTGTGCCGATGCTTGAGGCTGACTCAATGCGGCGGAGGCTTGCCTCACGGAAGCGACCATAGCCACCCAGCCAGTACCAGCCGAGAGGCTGGAGGCGCTGGAGGATGTCGGTCACAGTACCACGGACAATCTTCGGCGTTGCGCCGTTGCCGTCAGTGCTACTAAACGCCTTAGCAAGTGCTTGGCGTCCCATGATGAGGGTTGCATAAACGTCAATGGTTCCGCTTGAACCGCTGTTGTTTGAAGCGTTTGCAAACAACGGAGCACGAGCCGTCTCAATGAAACGCACCGATTCAAACTGACCGATTTCGCCGTTGTAGATTGCTGAGGAATCAACGTAGGTGTGTGGGTCACGCCAGTTGGCTGCACCGTTAGCGCCACGGAAGTCGTAGGAAACGTCTGGGTGGATGTAACCCATGTATGCGCCATTGAAGGACGCTACGTTTGCCTTACGCAACTGTGCCGTAACCTTGCGAACGTCGTCACCAACGAGGATGTCGTCGGTGTTGATTGTGGTACGGCTGGATGGGTCGGTTGCTCCACCCGTTGCATAGTTGACGTTTGTACCTCCAGCAAGAACGTCGGCAATGATGGTGTCAATGGAGTCACCTGCGTTGTAGCCAACGATGTTCGCTGCGGTTACGTCTACGTCCAGGAACGAAGTGCCACGCAACTTAGCGGTGGTGACAACAGCGTTACCGTATTCCTCAAGAGTAACGGTTACTTGGCTGTCGCTCATAGCAACAGGGGTAACGTCGGTTACTTCGTTGAGGGTGCTGGTTGCTGGGGCAAGGTCAGCGAAAATCGTGAACTTGACAGCCGAACCTGGCATGGACTGGGCGGTTGGCTGCACATCGGCAGCCTGGTCAAACAGAAGTTCTGAACGCAAAGCAAAGTAAGCAATGCGGTCAAACGCAGTCTGGTCTACCAAAAGTGAGGAGGTTGTGGTTTCTCCTGCCATTTGATTTCTCCTAAAAGGTTGAGGTTAGTTTTGTAATGCTTGCCGTGCCTCAGCCAAAATGCGTTCAACTTCCCCAGATGATTCTGCTTCTTGAATACGACGGTTCCAGTCAATCGGAGGATTTGCTGTGCCTGCCCCTTGAGCAACCTTGTCAACTCGTGACCACGCATCTGCGTCGCTTACCTCGTTGGAGGGTGGAGTTAACAACTGTGCTTCTATGGCAGCCTGATGGATTGCGTCGGGACTTACGTCTCCGTCGTAGCCTTTCATGAAAATCTTTCCCAGCGGGGTAGACGTATCTATTCCCGCCTTGACGAAAGCCTGCTCTCGTTTCAAGGCTAAGAGTTCCTCTCGCTCCTTGCGGAGTTCCTTGTTCTCTTTCTCCAGTTTCCTCATATGTGCCCTTGCAGGGTTCTGCTTGGACTCATTCTCTGGCTGGTCGTCATCTTCAAAGTCTTGGAAGTCTTCGTAGTTTGACATATGGCACTCTCCATTTTCTGCCCACACCACACTCGGAGGGAACGTGGTGGCTGCGTAAGTTGTTACTCCCCACTTACTCCATCTAGTTCGGGGGGCGACTAGATAGGTTCCGCCTCTCAAGGCTCGTGTATAACTTTACCTGTCGTAAGACAGTAATGCAAGTGTTATTGCTGGGCTGTGCCCAAACCTGTTGTGCCTGCTTGTGTGCCTGCGAAACTTCCGCCTGCTTCAAACTCTGCTTGACGTCGGCGTGTACGGGTCTGGATACGTTGTTGGGCTGCGGCGTTTGCACCAAGGATTCCTGCTACTGCTTCTGAACCTGAGATTGCTTCTTCGCCTGCGACCATTTCGCTGATGTTGAGGCTGGTGATGCCTGTTGCCGCACCAAGGGCTGAGAGTGCCTGTCGGGTTTGGTCGGTGGCTGTGATTCCTCTGCCGATGATTTGTTCGGCTTCGGCTCCTGTGAGTTGGATGTTGGCTGCGGAGCGGGCTTGGGCTGCGAGTTCTGCGGCTTGGGCTTTCTTGGTGATTTCGCCTTCCATCTTGTTCGGGTCAAGGAAGAACGCTGCGAGGTCGTTTTCGCCTACGCCGTAGAGTTCTTGGAATTGGCGCAATACTTCTGGGTCTTGCTGTCTTACGGCTTGGTAGCCCTGTTGGACTCGTCGTTGGATTTCTTGGGGGGAGGTTTCCTTGGCGATGAAGTCTTGGTAGTCGGTGGCTGGGTCGTCGTAGAATCCTGCGGGCATATTGTTCTGTCTTAGGACAGCGCTGTAGGAGTTTTCTAGGGAGAGGATTTCTGATAGGGGTAGTTCTTGGAGACCTGCGTTGCGTCGGATTGTGTTGGCAGAGAATCGTTGTTTCAAATACTCAGAGTTTCGTAATACAATTCCGATGTCGTCAAGATTAGAGGAAGCGTCAAGTTTCTCCTCAGCAATAGCAACACGAAGTTCATTAAAGAACTGTTGGTTGCCAATACCAAAAGCCCGTAGCGTGTCCGCCAGAATTGTGAAAAGGGTTTCTTCTGCAGCCATTGTTACGCCCCCTGGAATGTGCGGATAATGTTATTGGCAATGGAACGACCAAGTTGTTTAGCGTTCTCGGTTTTTTCCCAGCCGTAACGGGAGTCGGTTTTCAACATACGGACCCATTCGCCACTCGTCATGAGGCGGGTTTTCTTGCCGTCATTGTAGTTCAGGGCTACTTCATAGATGTCCCTGCCCATGTCAATAGCGTCCTCAGACTTTTCCAGAACCATCATTGCTGTCTGCTTATAGTCTTGGGCTATCTGCTCCAGGGTGCGACCCTTGTCAATGGCGGAGCCTAGGTGTTCGTATTTGATTTTGGCTGTCTCTTGGAGACCAGATAAAAAGTCTTCCTCGGTTTGTTCACCTGTTAGAACCTTCCTAATTTCTGTGTCGGAAACATTGGAGAAGTAGGATTTACCCATTGCTTCATACTGTTTGTATGTAGGGTTTTGGCGGAAATCTTTTACCGCTTTAGGGTTAACAAACTTGCCTTCTTCGTTTTGGGCGAACAGGGCTTTGTACGCTTCCTGCCTTAAGGCATCACCTTGATAGCCGAAGTTGACGGCTTGGCTCACAAACTTGGCAAAGTTGGCGTTATCCCAATCTGTTGACCCGATTGCTGCTCTAACCTCACGGGCTTTGTTTGTGCTTTGGATTTCCCTGTAAAGG